TATAATCAAGAGACTGGCAATCAAGTAAACTATCAAGCAGTTGGTAGTGGTTCTGGTGTCCGTCAGTATATTGCTAACACAGTTGACTTTGGCGCGTCTGATGGTGCTGTAAGTGATGAGAAACAAACCATCCCCATGATTCACATTCCTATGACTGGTGGTGCTATTGTTCCTACTTACAACATGCCTGGTTGTGATGTTAAGATGACACAGACACAACTTGCTGATGTATATCTTGGTAAGATTACTAACTGGTCTACTTTTGGATGTGAGAGTAAAACTATTGTTCCTGTATTCCGTTCTGATGGTAGTGGCACCACAAAAGGTTTCACTAACTCACTATCAGCATTCTCTCCTGAGTGGAAAGAGAATGTCGGAACAGGTAAGGCAGTAAAGTGGCCTGCTGGTGTTGGTGGTAAAGGTAACTCTGGTGTTGCCGCACAAGTTAAACAAGTTCCTGGTGCCATTGGTTATCTTAACTATGGTTATGTGAATGGTGATAAGTTTCAACAAGTATCACTACAAAACAAGGCAGGTAACTATGTCAAAGCAAATGCTGAAACATCTGCAGCAGGTCTATCACAGATCGTCCTGGACGATCAACTTCGTGGTGCTGACGCTAACCCTGCTGGTGCCAACGCATATCCTATTGTCTCCCTTACTTGGGTCTTAGCATACCCTGAGTCTAAGACTGGTGTGAAGGAAACTCTTCGTTATATGTTGAGTGAGAAAGCACAGGCAATGTCTGATAGTCTTGGTTATGTTCCTCTTCCTGAGGACTTGAGACAGAAAGCACTTGCTGCTGTTGACAGTATCGAATAATATAAGTATAGTGGGGGATGAAAGTCCCCCTTTTTTATGAAAAAGAAACTTAAGAAATCGGAACAAAAAATTGCAGACTGCGATAACATCTACGATATGATTGAAATACTACAGAGTCGTATTGAGGAAATAGAAAATGAACACATGCAATTGATTCGTAAGATGGGAGAACTAAATACTCGCGTAGACGATTTTTTCTACAAATGAAAATTAATCTTTGGTACTCTGAGAGTATGAGTCAATGGAGATGGACTCTTTGTGAAGAAACTTCAGGAACATATTCTTCAGAATGTCATTCAGGACAGAGAGAAGACTTGAGAGAAGCAATGAATGATGTTGCTAACACAGTAGAATATATGTTAAAAGAAGAAGTATAAATATCTTAAAACTGAAGACGTATAACGTATTATACAATGGAAAATAATAAAATTAGATGTCGTTCCTGTGGAAAAGAATTAGAAGGACATTCAAGTAAGACAGTTTCTTGTGGTTGTCCGAACATGGCAACCATTCGTGGTGATAAGATTTCAGCAGTTGATTTATCAAATGTTGTTATGTTGAACTCTTATCAACCTAATCATAATAAGAGTGTTTTCTCACATGAAGACATCTTATGGCAAGAACAAAGAAAGCAACGCAAAGTTCGTAAAATGGACTTTGAAGTGAGGTGAGTTGGCAGAGTGGTTTATATTGCGTTAGTCTTGAAAATTAATGTGTCTTCACGGGCACCCCTGTTCGAATCCGAGACTCACCGTTTAAATCTTTATAAGTTCTTTAAAATTATTATGAAATGAAAATGTTTTCATTTCTACTTATTAAAATAAAATTATAACTATTAAATAAGAATTAATCAAATGGACGAACACACTTACGAAAATTGGGTGAAAGTAAAGAAAGCATTTGAAGAATCAGGAAATACACAAAACATGTTTTATCAAAGAGCTTGTGCTATAGTTATTGGAGAGAAAGATCCACTATCGAAAATGCTTGATACAAAGAATGATGAGTCTTTATAATGATGACTATGTGAAAAGAAGTGAAGTTCAGGAGATGATTGATGATGCCATACGAAAACATAATCGTAATGCTGGAATTATTAGTATGTGTGTTGGTTGGGTTGTTCTCGCACTTTTTGCTGAGGGTCTTCTTCGACTTATTGGAGTAATTGACCCCATTGTTCCTTGGTTAAAAATAACTCTTTAATAGATAAATGAACGAGGAAGAAAGAAAAGAGTTTCACAAGCAACTCAAAGAAAGAATAAATCAACTTAGAATGAGAAATTTGTTTGAAGAACCATGTCCACTTTATGAACCTGATGAGGAAGAAGATGGATTGGAATGAACTTTTTAGTTTTTTTGCAAGTGTTATTTATCTTTATGTTGCCTTGTTGAGTGGAATAATTATTGGTTATTTTATCCGAATTAGAGACGAAGGAGATTTATGAAACATCAAATCATTCTTATTGTATGTTTTTTACCTCTTATTATTATCTACATAGTATTAAAACTTGCTGTTTGGGTTGAAGCAGTTAACGCAGAACAGGATTATGTCAAACGAGAACCTTCACGAAAACGAGGACCATTCTTGGAAAATCCATATGAAGACGTTGATGCAGAGGAAGAAGAATATGGAAATCGCACAGACTATCGATGAGGCACTTTATCAGTATTATGTTGTGGAACTTGGAAAGGAAGTTCCTAATTGGAGATATGTGAAAGATCAAGATTGGTGGATAGAGTATTTGAAGACCTTAGGAATTGATCCTAAAAATCCATGATGAATGTACAAATTTTTGTCCGAACAATTATGAACACTCCTTGGTGTCTTGGGGTGATAGGATTTGCTTTGGTGTTTATTCCTGTTATAGGAATGTGGGCAGTCCACAAATATAACTGGCAGCACTGGGAACCATTTGACAAAGGGCACTATAAGTAGTATAATATCCAAATGAGAATAGCAGAACGCTCTCACTACATCAACTACACACATGGAAATTTACACATTAAATGAATGGGAAAAAAATTTCGACAAACTTATTGAAAGAGTTGAAAAAGGAGAAACCATAGGTATTGTGCGGGAAGATGGTAAAGCAGCAGTAATGATGCCTGCTGACGATGAACATCTGAAAATTTACACAGACTTAAATGACGAAGCTCCTTGACTCCTACACCTATTGACTTTTTGCTTCATTCACTTTATAATTAAAAGGTAATTAATCAGACAAATGCTCATTACTTCTAAGTTCAAAAAAGACCTCGACACTCTTCGTGGTGCTGCAAACGGAGACTTTTTCCTTGATGTAAAGAACCCAAAACTTTTCAAAAAAGTTCGTCGCTATTATGAAAATAATGGAGTAGTATTTTCTGGAGATCCTGGTGATGACTATGAAATTATGATGGATTTCCTCTATGCAGATCTTGAGCAACCAGTAGAAGTTGCATAATAAAATTTTTTAATTATGGACTACAAAACTTCTGGTGTTGACATTATCAAGGGACGATCCTTTGTAGAATACATTAAAGCACTGGCACCTGGTATTGGTGGGTTTAATGGAATGATGGAGATTCCATCTGGATATGAGAAACCTGTATTAGTATCTGGTGCTGATGGTGTCGGAACTAAAATTAATATCTGTAGGATTGCTTTTGATTACACCACTATTGGTCAGGATCTCGTTGCTATGTGCGTCAATGACGTTATATGTTCTGGTGCTAAACCATTATATTTTCTAGACTATATCTCTACTAAATCACTTGATCCCAATGTCACTGACATTATGAATGGAATTGCCACTGGTTGTGCGATGGCAGGAATGGAATTGTTAGGTGGAGAAACAGCAGAGCATTTCAGACAAACTGATTATGACCTTGCTGGTTTCTGTACTGGTATTGTAGAGAAGAACCAGATTGTTGACGGTAGCATTATGTTTCCTGGTGATGTAGTCATTGGTATTGAGAGTAGTGGTCTTCATAGTAATGGATACACACTTATCAATGATATGCTGTGGAGACATAAAATCTTCTACAAGGACATGCCAGAACTGTTGGTGCCAACCACCATCTATGCCCGTCTCATACAGCACCTGTTAGGTAAAGTTCCTATCTCAGGTATGGCACACATCACAGGAGGAGGACTGCCTGAGAACCTTCCACGATGCCTTCCAAAGCATCTGACTGTTGATGTTGATTGGTCTGCTTGGGAACGACCAGAACTCTTCAACAAGATACAGGAGGCAGGAGAGATTGCTGAGGAGGAGATGCGTAATGTATTCAACTGTGGTATTGGATTTTGTATAGTTGTGTCACCAGATGCAGTAGAAGTAACTCAAAATTTAATTGCCGATACTCCATTTGGTATGAGATCATGGGTCATTGGAGAAGTTAAGTGAAACAACTTTTTTTAGTTGATATCGGTGATGGAAGATGTATCACTCACGACGGACATGTTCAAATGGGTATCTTCAATCATACAGTAGAGAAGCATCTTGAACTATGTCCCGAACAAGATTGGCAGGTAACATACTGGATACCTGATCCATTAGGTCTACGATATAAGAGAGCAAACTTTCAGCATACTATGAAGGCGAATGAAGGTTCTCCTAAGACTGATAATGCTGGCGATAGCCGCCCTAGAGATTTTCCAGATCAGGCAACAAATCGATTAGAGAGGACATTATAACATGTAAGAAAAAGTAGAGCAGAGTTGCATAAACTCTGCTTTTTTTGTATAATAGTAAAGTTATAGAATTGCGTATGAAAATTGCTTTAATTACTGGTATTACTGGACAAGATGGTTCATACCTTGCAGAACTTCTCCTTGAAAAAGGTTATGAAGTTCATGGTATTGTTCGTCGTTCGTCTTTAATTAATACTCATCGTATTGATCACATTTATGACCGTATTAATTTACACTATGGAGATCTTACTGACTCCACTAATCTTGTGAGAGTTATTCAACAGGTTCAACCAAATGAGATTTATAATCTTGGTGCTCAGAGTCATGTGAAGGTTTCTTTTGAGATACCTGAATACACGGGTCAGACAGACGCTCTAGGCACTCTGAGAGTGCTTGAGGCAGTACGTTTATTGGGTATGGAGGAAAAGGTTCGTATCTACCAAGCATCCACCAGTGAACTCTATGGACTGGTGCAAGAAACTCCACAGACAGAAACTACACCTTTCTATCCTCGTTCTCCTTATGGTGTTGCAAAACTCTATGGGTATTGGATTACCAAGAACTATCGTGAGGCATACGGAATGTATGCTTGCACAGGTATTCTTTTTAATCACGAATCTTCTCGTCGTGGTGAAACATTTGTAACTCGCAAGATTATAATAGGACTTAAAGCAATTTCTGAAGGAAAACAAAATGTCCTTTATCTTGGCAATTTAAATGCAAAAAGAGATTGGGGACATGCTAAGGATTATGTGAGAGCAATGTGGTTGATGCTTCAGCAAGATACTCCAGAAGATTATGTGATTTCTACTGGTGAACAGTATTCAGTTCGTGAGTTTGTTGAAAAGGCAGCACCATACTTTGGATTTGACATTGAATGG